TGTCACTTTGGCGTAGCTCTAGAGTACTTGTGGCCGGCGTTTGGGTTTGATAATGGCAGAGAGGGTGCCCTATTCCATCATCCCCCCAAAGAAAAAACGTGTTTATGCTAATATCCCGATATACAGGGAGATGTACATGACAGATATACTGGGTATTGAGAAAGATGTACCATTGACTACCAAGATACGGCGATACACATACCCCTATAAGGATATGGATGTAGGAGATAGTTTCTTTGTTGCTGATGGTAAGTTACCGACTATTAACAATGCTAACTACCGTGCTAGTAAGATGCTTGGCTGGAAGTTTTCTGCTCGTAAACAGGATGGTGGAATCAGGGTGTGGAGAATCTTATGATTAACGGGGCTGCTGTGATTGATCAATTGGTTGAGAGTGCTGATGAAGCGTTTAAGCGTCAGTATTTGGATCGTGTGTGGGGGATGACTAAGATTGATATGTTTAAAGAACTCATGCGAGTACATGGTGAGAGTACTAAGATGATGGTTCAAGCCCAGGCTGAGATTGATAACCTGAAAGCAGTCATTGCTCAATACTCTGAGGCTAAACACTAATGGCTGACTACCATATTGTTGATAATGGCGAGATGCTGGCTTGCGACTTTGTGGATTGCTTGATGCGTATCCGTTTGCAAGAGATTGTCAAAGACTTGGAAGGCTACATTGCGGATGGGACTGCTGAACCGGCAGATAAGAAGGTGATTAAGGCAGCAGAGGTTATCCTTGGATACATTACTTAAACAATACCTCTTTGAGACTCGCTCTGATCTATCTTTGCAGATGAGACGGGCATTGGCTTGCAAAACCAAGAAGCAAAAGATCAAACTAGCAGATGAGTGGCAAAAGAATTATTCTGAACTGATGTACAGAGAGTTAATCTCCTGTGCAAGAAACAAAGAAGTCTGTGTCAGGATTGCTAATTGGGAACAAGATGGCCGCATTTAATCTTCAACAGTTCTACCACTTCTGTAAGCAGCTTAAGATTGAAACCAAAGAGCAGGGCTTACGCAAGATGGATAACTTGCTAGGCACCCAGACCTATGTGATGGGTGAGATTGCTAAAGGACTTGAAGAGGATATTCACTTCTTTACCATCCTTAAAGGCCGGCAACTCGGTATCACCACCATCTCTCTTGCGCTCGACCTGTACTGGCACTTCATTAACCCTGGTCTTCAGGGAACCTTGACTACTGACACCGAAGAGAATCGGGATATGTTTAGGTCTACGCTTTCAATGTACATGGAGGGCTTGCCAAAAGAATACAAGATACCGGTGCTGGCGCATAACCGCACTCAGATGAGCCTGAAGAACCGCAGTCGTTTGTTTTATCAAGTAGCCGGCACCCGTAGCAAAGGAACACTAGGGCGTGGAAAAGCAATCACATTTCTACATGGGACTGAAACTTCGTCATGGGGTGATGAGGAAGGACTTGCCTCACTACTGGCGTCTTTGGCTGAAACCAACCCAATGCGGATGTACATCTTTGAGTCTACTGCCCGTGGATTTAATATGTTCCACGATATGTATACCACTAGTAAAAGGGCACGCACGCAAAGGGCTATTTTTTGTGGCTGGTGGCGTAATGAACTGTATTCACTTGATCCACTTGGTCAGACATACAAGGTTTATTGGGACGGTAAGCTAACCGGTGAAGAGAAAGAGTGGGTCAAAGATATTAAGAAGTTGTACAACGTAGAGATCAATTCAAGACAGATAGCGTGGTGGCGTTGGAAACTCTTTGAAGGTATCAAGGACGATTCTTTGATGTACCAAGAGTTCCCGCCTACTGAAGACTACGCTTTTGTGATGACAGGAACGTCTTTCTTTTCTAATGCGAGGTGTACAGATGCTGCAAAGGCCGCCAAGAAACGATTACCCGATTATTACCGATACTCCTTTGGAGCAAACTTTCAAGACACGAATGTTCTCAAGTCTACAGAACGCCTTGCGTCACTCAAAGTTTGGGAAGAGCCTATTGATACAGCGTACTATGTTATCGGGGCTGATCCTGCTTACGGCTCTTCTGATTGGGCTGATCGTTTTTGTATCCAGGTATACCGTGCTTATTCTGATGGTCTAGAACAGGTAGCCGCCTTTGCCACAAGCGAGATGAACACCTATCAATACGCTTGGGTGATCGCCCACTTGGCCGGTGCCTACAAAAACTCTACGCTTAACTTGGAAGTCAATGGTCCAGGCCAGGCCGTCATCAACGAACTACGCAATCTCAAGCGTCTGGCCTCCAACATGGGCAACCAAATGGGTACAGACTTGATGAACGTGCTTGGTAGCATGACTTCATACATCTGGAGAAAGAACGACAGCCTTGGTGGCCTCTCGCAAAGCATGGGATGGCTCACAACCTCGGCTACCAAAGAAAGAATGCTCACCTACATGAAGGATTACTTTGAGCGCAACATGATGGACATCTGGGACATGGACACCATTGAGGAAATGAAGACTGTGACGCGAGACGGTGGCTCCATTGAGGCATCAGGGCGAAATAAAGATGATCGGGTGATTGCTTCAGCCTTGGCCGCGGCTGCTTATGCCGAACAAGTCCAGCCACAGCTCATTGGCAGACGTATTTCTAAGGATGTCTCTAAAAAACAACAGGAATTAACGCCTGAAGAAGTCGCAATGGGTAGAAACGTGTCTGATTACTTAAAACAGATAGGAATTTACGGTGCGTCCAACAACCATTCTTAAATCTGACCTTCTACGCATCATTAAACGCTTTATTGCGGATGAAAACCGTGGAATCTCGCTAAAACTGTTTGCAGAGGTTGCTGGCATCAGTTTACGCACGCTGACAGACACTTTTCAGAAAGAATTGTTCCCAGTTACCGAATATGTGCAAATTCGCGTCTCTAAAGCCTATATTTCTTGGCAAAAGGGCGAAATAGCGGTTATGCAGAACTGGGACAACACAAGATTCACCGAATACCGCAAAGTTGCCAAACCACGCCTTGCCCGTGGGTATGGATTGCAAGTCGTAGATGGCGAGATCAAAATGAAGCTAGGAATTGTAAACAAGGCAGACTACAACCATAGTCTTGCCGATCAACTTGATAGGGGATAAATAATGGCTCGGATACTTAGAGATTACAAATGTCAGGAACATGGCTTTTTTGAAGGCTTTGAACCGACTTGTCCACAGGGGTGTACTGATGAATTGGTTCTACAAGTCTTTCTTAAAAGCCCTGGCTTTGTTTCAGACAAGTCCAAGGCCGCAGATTCACACCTACGAAATCTTGCCTCAGAGTTTGGAATGTCAGACATTAAGTCCACCCGCGAGGGCGAGAACCAAAGCGGATACCTCAAACGCAACAACAAGTTTAGCGAGAAAGAATACGCAGAGGCCGAAAAGTACGCCACCCCTAAAAAGCGTGGCCGCCCCCGTAAAGACTCCCAAGTCCAACCTACACCGCCGCCGCAGCAGCAAGAAGCCCGTGCCGGTGATTCAGCAATTTGGGGTGGTGGATTCCAAGGCATGAACATGGCCTCTGTCTTGGCTGGCCGCTTTGCCCAACCCGTCAAAGGTGAGCAAGTGGGCTTGACACCACAAGCAGCAGGAATACAATCTGGGCCAAGGGTTGATCCCCGTGCAACAATGCAAGACCCACAAAACCTGAAGATCAAAACATAATGCGTATCCCACCAAACAATGATGAGCGCGAGAGTTTCTATCTTGACCTGATGGAAAAGTGCATGGTGTCGCGTGAAGAACGCAAATCCGATTACGGAACGCTGCGGTCTTATTATTTGTTTGGTGCTGGACCTGAAGAACCCCCTGCGTACTTCAACAAGATTCACCCGCACCTAGATCAACTCACATCGTTTTTGTACTCAGCAGAAAGCACTCGGTTCTCAATCAACGTGGGTGCCGCGGTAGCTGATGATGAACACCGCAAAGTGCCAAAGCTCACAATGGCTCTCAACGATGAGTGGCTTAATTCCAATGCTGACCAAGTATTCTCAACAGCATTAACGTGGTCATTGGTCTACAACACCACCTTTGTCAAACTGGTTTACAACCAAGGGATTCATCCCTACATGATTGAGCCAGGCGCAATGGGTGTGTTGCGTGAAGATACGCCTTACGTTGATCGACAAGAAGCTATTTGCCAGAGGTATTACATCACTCGCTCTGAACTTTTTGCGCGGTTGTACTCGCATCCAAAGCGCGAACAAATTGTTAAACGTGTAACAGGCAACGTTAAGAACACTAGTAACGATGGGGCAGATGGTGGAGAC